AGGTTCCAGTCATTACGAAACATCGCCATTGAGTACCCTTGGGTCTCATAGCGATCCCGCAGTTTGGCCTCGATTACGTCCATAGGTATTAGATCCATAGACGTATCTTATCACTTACCTACGAGATTGTGCCGTTCTCTTTGGCGGCTTCCAGTTCATCCCATACTGCCTTAGGCATTGAGGTAGAACCGTTTCCATTGTCAAAAACGATATATGTGATAAGACTTCCATCGGATTGCTCAACTACTATTTCATATTGCGTTGTCATAATTCTGCTCCGAATCCAAGATAGGCTGTGCTTGAACTGTTTGCCGATAATTGAAAATTACTACCTGCTGTTAGACCGGAAGCAACCGTAACATTCAACATCACAACATTAGGAGTTGAATCACCTGCTCCGATTGTTGGAACAGCAGACAATGCAGTGTTAATAGAACCATTATACAACCGATAATTTGAGGCGGTTCCTGTTGTATCTAAACTAGTTGGTGTTATCCTCATTGGAACGGGCATAACAACAGGCACAATTCCTTGCGTTGTGCTAAAGGCTACACCGCCACTTGCAAAAATGCCGGTAGATGCACCATTTGTATTCCGCCAATAATACCTTTGACAAGCGGCTAACTCGCCTTGAAGTGTGCCAGTTGCGGTTTGGAACGCGGTTGCTACTGAGCCGGCTTCTGCTTGGATGCCCCAAAATTCAAAGGTGTTGTCTTGATTTCCAATCGCTCCAACATCGGCGACACTAGCACCGGCACTCACATAAAATCTGAATTCTAAATATGAGCCTGTGCCTAAAGTTTTTCCTGAAATAGAAGGCAAAGTAACTGTGAAGGAATATCTAGCCCAAGAAGTCGTAATCGCGGTGACCGACCCGACAATTCCGAATGCTGCGGTAGAACCGCCTGAACCGAAATTTTGATTAAATCTTATCCCTATATTTGGAGTCCCTGAATTGGCTTTAGCCCAAAATGAAACTGTTATCGTCTGACCCGCAAAAGTCCTGACATCTTCAATTCGCTGTAAAAAATAAACTTGTGTGCTTGTACCAGCACCGACTAAGGCTGTCACCATTCTTAAATAATTTGTAGATTCATATCCTGCTACTGGAGCAGTTCCAGGCGTAAAAGTTTGAGCGGAAACTGTCACGCCTGAACTGTAAGAAGCGCCACCAAATAAAAATCTGTCAAAAAGATATGTACTGACCGAAGTGGTGCTGCTGAAACCTCTTTGATTGATATTAAAATCACCATTGATGATTTTGTTTTTGCCAGCCGCATAATTACCGCTCCAGCGAAGTCCAGTAGTAGCGGCACTATCCGCGACAAGAGTGTCGCCGTTGGAGCCGACAGTTAGTTTGGCTGGAACTGTTGAGTAGGTATAAAGGTCGCCCTTAGCCGTTACAGGCGCTGTATTTGGGTCTGGTAATCTTCCTGTAGCCATTAATTAGTTTCCTCCTAAACCAAGTGCTTTGAGGTCATCACTTGTCAATCCAAGTGCTGCTAGTTTTGCTTCGGCTGCTGCTTTTTTGGCAGCGGCTGCGGATTCTGCCTGTGCTTCTTCTTGCTTTACAAGTTCAATAGCGGCATCAATTTCAGCTTGTGTTGGCTCATCCCCTTCAAGTACATCCCACTTAATTGTTGAATAATCACATTCTTGGAATGAGTATTGTGCAGTAGGGCGCAAACGGCGAATTGCACTTGATAAATGTTCAGGTTTCATTATGCACCAATTTCTAGTAAAATTAGAGAAGAAGGTTTGCTCAAGTACTGAGCGTAAGATTCTTGGGAATTGCTCGTGCTTCCACAACTAACTTGAATTTTGTAGGTCGTTGCAGATGTTGTGGAAGGTGAATCTAAATAGAGTAAATTTGTACGTCCACCCAATCTAGGGCCAGTTGACGAACCGTCGATTTCTTGAACGTGGGTTTCATAAACCGCTGTTGAACCTCTTACAATTTGTGCGTAAGTATTAAAACCTGTTGATGGCGAGTTTCTTTTTGTTGTTAAATTCAAATCAGACAAGACAAGAATTTTACTTGATGTAGAACTTGGTGTAATAGATAATGATAATCCAGTATCAGTAAAAGAAGTCGAAGCAATAGTTGTAGCAGTACTATATGTCGTACTTACAACTTGCAAAACATTTCCAATAGAACCCCAGGCCAATCCTGTTGCAGTACTGGAATCAACTTTTAGAAATTGTCCATTAACTGTGCCAACTGCCAGCCTAGTTACGCTATCTGCTGCCGTAGCAGCAATTAAATCTCCCTTGGCATCTACGATGGTAGGCTGAATACCAGTAGCGCCAGGTACGCGTCCAATGGCCATATTATGCAATCTCCGATCCGAATGCAGCAAAGGAAACGTTTGCAGATGAAGCATAGACAGTCACAACATCTGTTGCCCCAAGGGTAATACCAAGGGTTAAGGTATCTGTTGCATTAGCAGGTAGCGATACGTCATAGGCAACGTATTGGTTTGCAGCCAAGGCTGCTCCTGCAACGCGTACTGCGATGCGATAGGTGGCAGCGGTTGCTGCTTGGTTACAAACAGTAATTGTTGAAACGATTGTTTGTGTAGCGGCAGGAACTGTGTAGAGCGTTGTTGCAGTTGTTGCACTTGGGTTTGATTGACCAAGCACCTTGTAAGTTGTAGCCATTCTTTTTCTTTCTCCTTAGTTAGTTTCTTGGTTACCCACCCATTAGCATCAAGCCAGAGACGGTACCGCCAGTACCGCTATCTAGCCCTGCTTCAAAGGCGTTGAGATCATCTGAGGTAAGTACGTGTTTGACAGTTGCACCAGCGCTATGTGAAATCTGGCTTGTTCCTGCTCTGCCACGAACGATAGTAAATGTGTCGCTAGAGACTGCTGTGATAAAGACAATCTCTTCGCTTGTTGTATCTGGGTCTAGAGCTACAGTGAACTGGTCTACGTTGCCTGCTGCTAGTGTGACTCCACCGAGCAAGGCTGAGCCAGTACCAGAGGCAACGGTCATAGAAGTTACGCTGGAGTTGATTCCAGATGCTAGCGTTGTCTCAACGCTAGTCGAACTGAACTTTCTGGTCATTGGCCTTCCTTATTTGGTGTAGTGGTTGATATATTCGATTGCTGCACAAAGAATATCAATATCATCTTTTAGCAGACCTAATCCTGTATTACATTTATGGCACAACACTCCACGTTTTTGTCCCGTCTTATGGTCGTGGTCTGCGTGCCAATTTGTTTTGCCTGGGTCATCAGTTCCGCATATCGCGCACTTGTAACCCTGCTCTTTTAATTTGGTTTCAAAGTCTTCTTTAGTAAACCCAGATAATTTTTTTCTATTCCAAACTCTTGTTCTTTCGTTATATCTTAACTTTTGCTCTTCTGAAGGCTTCCATTTTTTCCTACAGTCTTGGCATTGATTAGAATACCCCGTCTTTGTTGATTTATTTTTATAGAACAAACTTGGAACCTTGCTCTCTTTACAGCTTGAGCATTTTAATTTATTCATCGGGTATAGTGTAGACGGATAGGGAATTTGTCTGATAGTTTCAACGCTTCCTCCTGTAGTCGCTGTTGGAACAGAGCAAAGACATAACGAGAAGCAGAAGCGCCAGAGTTGTATGGATTCTTGCTGTCATTAAGATCAGCCTCTGCGCTTGATAGATTGATACGACCAGCATCTAAGAATGTGAGAAGTTTGTAGCAGGCACCAAGGACTGTTACATCATAGGTACTTGCTGGAAGACCTGTGACATCTTCGTAATCGTCAGTATTAGAATCAAGTGTATTTGGTTCTGTGGTATACCAAACCTGAACTGTTCGTCCTGGTTGGATATTTTCATAAATGTTAATTGTGTTATTGGTATTAAAGGTTGCAGAGTTAGCCATTGGGTCTGCTCTCCAGCGGTTAACTGGTAGCCATTCCTCGGATGAACCTGTGGTCTGCCACGAGACATACAAGATGCTCTCTAGGTCATCAGGCAGAGCGTAGGTAACTTGAGATGCGTTAAAGGTAAAGGTAGTTGAACTTACTGACCAGAGTTTAGGAAAGTAACTGTTAATCGTATCGTTGATAGCCTTCTTGATGGCATTACGTGGGAAAGTAGGAGCCAAAGTAACTTGAGCATATTGTGCGTGAGGTGCTGCAGTAGTTCCCTGATAACCACGACCAAAGCCTGGAGCTACAGTCATAGTGTTGGTTGCTTTATCAAATCTATCTACCCAGATAAGTTCATCATCAATTTCGATGATACCTTTAGCAAGGTTGTCAGCAGAGCCGACAGTGATAGCGCTAGATGTGGTTGTTAGTCCACCAGCGTTTGTTACATAGGTAATGCGGTCTTGACGTAGGGTATAACCAATAAGGTTAGACTTTACATCATCCACCATCTCGCTTAGCGTCGGCATTGTTTCCTTCCGTGTACCAGCCATCCCCCCACAGAGTCTCTAATCTGCGGAAGTAGTATTCATATTTCTTTGCAATGACATCTACAGAGTAAAGCGATATTGCTCTTTCTCGTATTGCATTGCGGTCTAAGTTCTTGACATTCTGTGTTGCCAAGACAAACTCTTCAACGTTGCGACATCTAAAACCTGTCACACCTTCAACAACAGTTTCTGTAAATGCACCCCAGTCTGTTGTAATTACTGGAGTCCCACAAGCCTGTGACTCAATGTTCACATTGCCAAAAGGTTCTAGGTATAGAGTTGGAACGAATGTTGCTATTGCTCCACCCATAAGTTCAGCGCGTTTCTCAGGTCCTACTGGACCGACATACTCGCCGTAGTTTGGTATGTGATCGCCTGGACCAGCCAAGATTAACTTGGCTCCGATTGTCTTACAGATATGAGCTGCGATGTCTACGCCTTTACGTGGAATCATTCTTCCTACATATAGGTAGTAGTTTCCATCGCCTTTGCCCATTGGAAACATCTCAGGGTCTAGGTATCCTGGAATCACCGCATCAAAGAATGAACCATCTGCGGTGGCTGCATCTCTATGTTGAGCATAGATTGAGTGCATCCAAGCGTAAGACTCAAATACTTTGTAGTTAGAAAATACTCCAGAGTATCCAACACCGAACTCAACTGTCATCATATGTGGAAATGCCAGTGCTATTGGTTGATGTGATCCGCCTGCAATGACACAGATAAAGTCTTTCTGTTCTGCTCGCTTGCGTATTTCTTTTATAGCGTTCTTATTAAATTTTTCCCAGTGAGGCAGCTTGTAGTTAAACGGTGCCTCTACATATGGTTTATTGCCTACAACGATTCGTCGTTGTGTCTCAGTAATGCAAGGGATAAGTTCGTCTACTTCAGCTTCGTTCTCTTCGCCTGCGTAGAGATAGACTGTATGGCCTAAGCCCTTCATCATATTACAGAAGCGTCTTACCTTTTCGGTATATGCACACCCTGCAAAATTTTTAGTTGTCTGTGTATGTGGTAATGATACGACGTGGAATCTCATAGAGAGATTATCACATACCACCTAAGAATAATGAGACTGGAATCGCGTCTGCGCCAGGGCCTGTCGCACCAGTAGCACCAGTAGCACCTACTGGTCCTGTGGCTCCAGTGGCTCCAATAGGTCCTGTCGGTCCTGTAGGTCCAGTAACACCTTGCGGCCCTGTTGCTCCTGTCGCTCCGACAGCACCTTCTGGACCTGTTGCTCCAATCGGTCCAGTAGCCCCGACGGGGCCAGTAGCGCCAACAGCGCCAGCGGGACCAGTAGCCCCAGTAGGTCCAATATCACCTGTTACTCCTTGCGGTCCTTGTGGACCTGTTGCTCCGACTGGTCCTGTAGCTCCTGCTGGACCCGTAGGTCCTGTAGGACCTTCAATACCTTGGATGCCTTGAGGCCCTGTAGCGCCTGTAGCGCCCACCGCACCTGTTGGTCCAACATCTCCAGTCACTCCTTGTGGGCCAGTGGCTCCAATAGGCCCTGTAGGGCCTGTAGGACCCGTTGCACCGACAGCGCCTGCGTCACCTTGTGGACCAGTTGCCCCTGTTGCGCCTATGGGACCAGTTGGTCCAGTCGCTCCCGTGTCGCCTGCAACACCTTGAGGTCCTGTTGGACCTGTTGCTCCCGTATCACCCGTTGGGCCTGTAGAGCCTGTGGGTCCTGTGGCACCAACGGGGCCTGTCGCGCCCGTCGCACCCGCAGGTCCCGTATCACCTGTAGCACCTGTTGCTCCTGTTGCTCCTGTAGAACCAGTAGCGCCAGTATCACCTGTTGCACCAGTGGGGCCAGTGGCACCTGCTGGTCCAGTTGGGCCTGTAGCGCCAGTTGGTCCTTGACCACCTTGTGGTCCTTGATCTGCTGAAAATTCTACTGCAACTTGCGGAGTGATGGATTCAATTACGATAATTGTACTCACGTAGTCACAGCCCCTGTCACGATAAACTTACCTTCAAGTAATCTTGTTATCTCAGACCCTGAATCTAGAACAAGGTCATAGGCATAGCGTCCTGCGGTGATATCACCTGTAGTCGCTGCATCAATAGTCACAGTAACTCGTCCATCGCTTTGCGATAAAACCATTCGACCATTGGCGGTGGAAGCAACAACAGTTGTTGTAGATGCGCCCACAAATGGGCGTACTGTCATTGTTCCTGTATATCCATTAAGGTTCCAAGGAATCGTATTGTTAAGAATCTGGAACTGAAAATTAAATGTAGTAGCTTGGTCGCAGACCAGGTTATATTTCGCACTCATCAGGAAGAGATTCCTCTGAGAGCCTGCGCTGCAGCCAGTCCAGAAGTAGTAGCGAGCTGATTACATACACCAGTAAAGTCAAGCCACTTGCTTTTATCAGTGTTGCCAGCAATTTCATTGAGCACTCCTACTGTATCTGTAACTGTAGTAGTGACACTGCGTTGGGTAGCCCATTGCTGAGCAGCCAGAGCCATATCAACCATCTCGCTCATCAAGCGATAGGTTCCGCCATTTGCTAGGCGGTTCAACTCATCGTTGAGAGTTGTGCCGTAAACTCCTAGTGCCACTATCTACTCCTTACTTCTTCTTTTTTGCT